TTGATACAAGCTTGTGGGAACTAATCGAGGAAACCCCCGTAACGGATGAGGGCGAATATGCCTTTTTCAAGCGTTTCGCCGATCCCGAAAAAAAAAGCAAAGATGACAAGGGCGTTTACTTGATACGCTATCGATATGCCCCGATGAAGACGGTGGGCAATTCCCGTGTATTTTGCAAGGACATGGTGGCCAACGCCAAAATGGGTGTGGTGTATCGCCGTGAGGATATCGACCAAATGGGCGATGATGGCATCAATGGTCAGTTCGCACCGAAGGGCAAATCGACCTATTCCATTTGGAAATACAAGGGCGGTGTAAATTGCCACCACCAATGGTATCGTTTGACATATAGGCGCAAGCAAATCAAGGGCAAATTCATCCCATTGACACCCGAAGAAAAGGCCGAGAACATCCGTATGATTGAGGAAACCTACAAACGGGTATCAAACCAATCCGCAAACACGGCGGGTGTACCATTCAGCCCCCCCGATTGGGGTACGGCATCCACAAAAACCATTGACCTCCCTAACCAAGGTCGAATAGTAAGAAAATAACCATGTACGCAAACGATGATGTTTTATTGATTACCCGCGATGAGTTGTTCAAATACACTCAATTGTCGGGTAATTTTGATGTTGACAAGGTAACGCCATTTGTCAAGGTGGCCCAAGATATCCAGGTTCAAGAATTGTTGGGAACGAAATTGTACCGCAAGATTTTGACGGATGTCAAAGCGGGTACATTGACGGGCAATTATTTGACATTGGTGTCGGATTATGTCCAACCGATGTTGATTCATTATTCAATGGCCGACCTTTTGTTGTTCCATGGTTATGAGGTATCGAATGCGGGTATTGTTCGCAACACCCCCGAATCAACGACCTTGCCAACGAAGGAGGAGATTGATGCATTGGTGGCACGCCAACGCCATATTGCGGAAACCTATCGCCGCAGGGTGGTGGACTATTTGTCGTACTATCCCCAATATTTCCCCGAATATACGGCATCGCAAGAGGCGGGCGAATACCCCAATTCCAACCCATCCAATTTTGTAACTTGGAATCTATAAAAAAACCCTACAAACCCAAAGCGGAAAAGGTGGCAAAGCTTATGGCGTACATGAGCAAATTGCCGCCCGTCAAATCCGACTTGTTTAAGCGTGGCACAAAGGCCATCGCCATTTTGGTGTTGTTGACATCATGTTCGGCGGATTGGCATTTGCAACGGGCCATCAAAAAAGACCCGACCATTGTACAACCCCAAACCATCATCATCGATACCATTGTTGTGACCGAATCTCACGCGATTCACGACACTTTCGTTTCCACGGAGTACGATACGATGGTTGTGGAGGATTCGTTCGTTTATACGCAAATTATACGCGAAAGGGATGTCATCAAGGTGTACACCAAATGCAAGGGCGATACAATACGCATCACCAAGAGCGTGAATGTACCGCAAGTGATTTACAAGGAACGCACCAAGCCATGGGAATTGATAACAATTTGGGCGTTTATCGTTTTACTATTGTTCGGCCTAATTAGAAAAATCACACGATGACCAAGACATTCAAAACACCATCAAGGTCATCACCGCAGGGTGGTGGAACGCGGGCGTGTTTATGCCCCAATAATACTTATTCAAAAAAATGTTGCGATGGATCGTTGCAAGCACAAGGCATCGGCCCGATAACAAGACAAAACCCATAACAACTAATCTTTTAATCGTTTTACAAATATGAGCATTTCAGGAAGCGCATTTAGCGCAGGTTACACGGGATCAAAATTGATTTCCAATACATCGGCCAACACGGGTCAATGGCGTGGGTTCTATGTGAACTCCAATGCCGTTATCACCGCTATTTTGGACAAAGACGGAAATTCATTGTTGACCACAATGGGATTGAGTGGTATCACCTTGGTACCTGGCCCTTTTCATTGTGTGGCTGATGGGAATTACATTTCATCCATCACCTTGTCATCGGGTTCCGTTGTAATGTACGGAATCTAATGATTGGTGTATCCGTAGGGGTTCAACCATTTGTTCCGTCCAATGGGGCGGTCGTGGCATTGTTATACACCGAACGCGTTGCCGCCGATGGTGGCTATTATGAGGGCGTGACATGTTTAATTAACGCAATCAACCAATTATGAGCTTATTTGATGAATCAAGCTTGGTGATGATCCCAAGCGGATACAAAGAGGATGTTGTTTATAGCGTAAAACCCACCGATGGTTCGGGCGATTTGACTTTCACCCGTGCATCTGACGGCACAAGGGTAAATTCGCAAGGGCTTGTTGAGCGAGTGCCTTGGAATTTGGTTACTTATTCGGAGCGGTTTACTCAATATCCACCTTGGCTTGCTCAAAACATAACAAGAGCAGACAATGTAACAACTGCGCCAAACGGGACTACAACTGCGGGTAAAATATACCCATCTACAACAAGTTCAAACCCCGTAATATATAGTACGGGGATTTCGGTGGTAAGTGGGCAGAATTATGCGGTAAGTATTTACGCAAAGGCATCGGGGAAAAATTGGATTTTTATTCGCACCGTTGCTGATGCATCACCTGGTGTTTGGTTCAATTTGTCAACGGGAACAATAGGAACGCAAACAAGCGCAACGGGAATAATTGAAAATGTTGGAAATGGTTGGTATAGATGCACCGTAATAGGTGCGCCAACTTCAACAAGTGGTAGGTGTGTTTATTTAGTAGTTGATAGCAATGGCTCAACAACTGGCACGGCAAGCGGCACAGATGGTATTTACATTTGGGGCGCACAACTAAACGAAGGCTCAACCACAAAACCCTACTTCCCCACCACAGACCGCTTGAATGTACCCCGTTTGGACTATTCTAATGGGTGTCCGTCTCTTTTGCTTGAACCGCAGAGGACGAATACAATGTTAAATAGCGGGGAATTAAATTCTTGGCTTAAAATAGACACAAGCGTAACAAGCAATTCAACAACTTCGCCTGATGGAACACAAAACGCAGACACCGTAACGGCAACGGGTTCGGGTTCTTTGTCTCATTTAATTTATCAAAATCTTGCTTTTACTTCGGGAACTGCATATACTTTATCAGTTTTTGCAAAAGCCAACACATCCGATTATATTCAATTAGTTCTTGCGGGGAATTTAATTCTCAATAATTATGCCAACTTTGACTTGGCAAACGGCACAATTACTGCAAGTGCATTTGTTACGGCAAAAATTGAGGACTACGGAAACGGTTGGTATAGGTGTTCAATTAGTGCCACCGCTGGTGCAACTGCAACAAACTCACAAATAATTTATTTGATTAATTCTGGAACTGCAAGTCGTGGACAATCATTTACCGCAAATGGCGAAAGCGTTTATTTGTGGGGCGGTCAGTTTGAAGCAGGTTCATACCCAACTTCCTACATCCCCACAACCTCGGCAAGCGTTACCCGTGTAGCGGATGCGGCAAGTAAGACGGGCATAAGTTCGCTGATTGGGCAGACGGAGGGGACTATTTTTATAGATTATACCGCTACATCAATCAACATAGATGGCAGAGCCATAACAATTAACGATTACCCCAATACTGGCCTTAATAATCGCATAGCGGTCGTAAATAATGGCAATCAAATTAGAGTTTATATTTCAAACGGAGGTGTTTTGCAATATGACGGGTATTTTGGTGCGTGGATTGGTCACCATAAAATTGCAGTTGCTTACGCATCTAATGACTTGAAAATATATATTGACGGCATAGAAGTAGGTTCAAAAAATTCGTCATTCACACCACCAACTTGTTCGGTACTTTCTGTTGGGACTTATGAAAATAATACCAGCAACTATCCAATTCAAGGAAATGTCAACCAAGCCCTCCTATTCAAAACCCGCTTAACCAACGACCAACTTGAATACCTCACGGGTACATCATACTCTACCTACGCCCAAATGGCAACCGCACTTAATTACACGATTCAATGAGCAGTTTACAAATAGGAAACGGAAACTGGGCAGTCAAAGAGGACAACCTCTTGGGCTTCCGATACGATGAAACAGAGGGTGTTTTCTTCCCCCGTGAAATGACCTTTTCAAGGGCATCAGACGGAACCCGTGTAAACCCCGATGGGTTGATTGAGCGTGTGCCTTATAACTTGGCGCAGTATAGCGAGGAATTGTCAAATGCGGTTTGGACAAAACTATTTGCCACAATTACTTCAAATGCCACAACTGCACCAAACGGAACTTTGACTGCTGACAAGGTGGTTGAGGATACAACCGCAAACACTTTGCACAGATGCGGACAAGGGGCAATAGCAGTAACAAGTGGCTCAAAGTACACCTTTTCTTTTTATGCCAAAGCAGCCGAGCGTTTTATTTTAGAACTGCAACGCATCAACACGAGCGGGACTGTATTTAATAGTATTAGTGAAACCGTTGTCAACCTTACAAATGGCACAATTTCGGCAGGTTCTAATATAGATTCGTCAAGCATTACCAGCGTTGGGAATGGGTGGTACAGAATTAGCCTAACGCTTACCGCTATTGCAACGGGTTCGGGCGGCTTAAATATTGGACTCTGTGACGCAAATGGCGATTATCTTTATACTGGCAACGGGGTAAGTGGTGCATACATTTGGGGATTCCAAGTGAACGAAGGTAGCACCGCCAAGGACTATTTCCCAACGACCAATCGCCAAGACATAGCCCGTATTGATTATAGTAGTGGAACGGGTGCTTTGTTGTTGGAACCGCAGAGGACTAATTTGATGACTTATTCGGAGCAGTTTGACAATGCGGCTTGGACTAAAGAAAATGCAACAATTACCGCTAACTCTGTTATTTCACCAAGTGGTTTGCAAGATGCAGATACTTTAACGGATAACACGACAAGCGGCAGACATCGGTTACAATCACAATCAATTTCTTTTGTTTCAGGCACAACCTATACTTATTCGGTTTTTGTCAAGAAAAATTCAAATGGCAGATTTTTGCTAATAAATGCGGCAAGTGGCGCAAATGCACGGGCGGTCTTAAATCTTGACACACTTGAAATAACAAACATTAATGGCACTGGTGCGGTTGAAGATTTTGGAAACGGATGGTATAGGTTTTCGGTAACAGGCACAGCGACTATAACAGCAGGACAAACGACTTACATACAAATGCAAAACTCCGCATCTGATGTTACTTATGTTGGGGATGGTAGCAGTTTTTACCTATGGGGCGCACAAATTGAAAGCGGAAGTTATAGCACAAGCTACATACCAACCACATCAGCATCGGTGACCCGTTTGGCTGACTCTTGCTACAAAACGGGCGTTGCCGATTGGATTGGGCAGACGGAGGGAACTTTGTTTGTTGAAGGTAGTGCGATATCAACTGGTTCAGGTATTGGGGTTGAAAATAGTGGTTATTTGTTAGCCATATCTGACAATACAATAAATAATCAAATTAGCATACGACTTTATCCTTATGATGGCAAATACTATATTCAAGTCAGAAGTGGAGGTAGTGCAGTTATAAGTACCACCTATACGCCAACAACAAAAGGAGAAAATTTGAAAATTGCCTTTGCATACAAGGCAAATGATTTTGCAGTTTATGTAAATGGTACGCAAATTTATACCGCTTTAAGCGGTGCGGTTCCAGCATTATCAGCAGTAAACTTTGGACAATTTGTAGGGCCGCTTGATGCTATTGTAAATCAAAAACAAGCCCTACTATTCAAAACCCGTCTATCAAATGCCGAATTGGCAACACTAACAACGATATGAATACATTTCTAAAATACGAGATGACCCCCACGCAATGGGACTCACTCAAAACCAAAATCACCGATGAGGAAGGCAACTATGTAGGTTGTGCCGTTCACGAAATTGGATTTATCTGCAAAGCCCACGATGAAGAAGGCAACTGCACCGACTTGTCCAACAAATGGTCAGTTGACATCTTGTGGTACGAAGAACCCAAAGCCGATTTCACCGCATACGAGGTATATCCGTCTCCGTGTGGAGTACACACATTCGCAGGTTGTGAGGGTGAGTATTTGAAAGCCTATTGTGCCAAGTTTCCAGATTCACCATTTTGTGTAGTCCCCGATGGCGAAAGTTAAAACCAAGGCCGCTAACATTAGCAAATACCGACCACGCAAAAAAGTCAACAACAAGGGCGTACATTCCAAGAACAACCCACCCGCTAAAAAGTACCGAGGACAAGGCAGATGAAACTCCCAATTAGTTTTGAGCAATTCACCAAAGACCCATCCAAAGCGGTCACCTATTTGATGCTATTTGCCGTGGTATTTTTGTACATGCGAATGGAGAATCAAGACAATTCCATCAATACGGGTTGTGAGGATCGTTTAACCAAATGTGAAAACAAGCTTGACCAAATGGCGGTGATGTTGAAAACCCAGGATTCGTTGTCCGCTTCTTTGCGATCCGAATTGAACACATATAAAAAAATAGGCATCATAAAATGAAATACCTTGTTTTGACCGCATTGTTGGCCGTTACGGCAACACCACGGATTGAATCGCCCGATCCCTACGCCAAATACGATTTGGTGATTGATAAGGCGAAACAAAACATCGCCGTCACAAAAGCGTCTATTGATGAGGCAAAACAAATGACCGAGGAGAAGGTTCAGGAGGTGCAAGAAAGTGTCACAGAGGCCAAGGAAATGGCTAAAAAGGTGGAATTGTTGGAAATGGTGTGCGAGGTGTATTCCGTACCCGTTCCCGAATCCATGGAGGAATTGGAGGCCGACCGCGTTGCGGATTCCGTGCGCGTGGCCAATATGCAAAAAATAAACAAATGAAAAAGATTTTCGAAATGTTCAAAGGCGATAAGGGTGAGGTATCATCCAAACGCGTTGTCGGGATTGTAGGTGCTTTGGTTCTATTCGGAACCATGTTCCACAATTCATTAAGCCCCCAAGACATTGCGCCATCATCCGAGCTTGTTTCGGCCGTTGAATGGATCACCATCGCGTGCCTTGGATTTACATCCATCGACAAGTTCGCGGCCAATAATGAAAATCAATAATGTACATCGTATCGAATGCGATTTCAAACCGCGTTTGGTGCTATTGATTAGCGACATACATTGGGATAACCCAAAGTGTGACCGCGCATTATTGAAACGCCACTTGGATCAAGCCAAGGAAAAGGGCGCGGATATT